AGGCCCCCGGCGAGACCTCCGAGGCGACCCGCGACCGGGGGGTGTCAAAGGCGCGCTCTGTGGTCTCGCCGAGGGAGTCCGTGACCCAGCCCGTGCAGGGCCGTTGGGTGACCGTCTTCATGACCGGTCACCGGCGCCGATCCGGTACCGCTCGACGCTGTCAGCCCAGCGTTGCGTGACGCCGCCGGCCGCGGCCGAGGTGATGCTGAACGGGCCGGTGGACTGGTAGACGCCGAGGGATTCGGCGACATGGACGGCACGCTCGAGGACGACGTCGACGATCCCGCCAGGGATCTCTGCCCAGCCGTGGGTGTAGGTCACCAGCACCGGGGCGCCGGCGGGCCAGCCTGCGCGGCGGGTCAGGACCCCGAGGCGGGTGTCGAGGAGGAGCGCGGCGCCGGGGGCCGTGTCGGCGGTCTCGGTCGTGTCGGCGATCGCCACGGAGGCCTGCGACACGGGCCGCGCCGGGAGGAGCAGCTCGGGTGAGCCGTCCCCCCGGAGCAGGACCTGGTCGTCGACGACTTCGTGGACTGGGTATCCGACGGCGTCGGCGAAGGCGTCACTCGCCCTTCGGAGCGCCAGCGTTACGCGCGGGTCGTTTTCGGGGAGCCCGAGGAGCAGTGCCAGGTGCTCCGGGGTCGCCAGCGTCGGGTTCGGCATCGTCGGCCACCTCCTCTGCCTCGGGCTCGGGGGCCTCCGCCTGCACGCCGAGCCCGGGCGTCTCCCCGACCGGCAGGACGCCGAGGCGCTCGGCATCCTCCGGGCGGTAGCGGATGCCGTCGACGACGACCATCACCAGCTCGTCGCTCATGGCCTAGCCGCCAGCAACGAGGTCGGCGATGGCCAGGTGCCCGGGGGCGCGGAACATCTGCATGGCGCGGGTTTCCGCGCGCACGTAGTTCAGGTTCCGCTGGGCGTAGTCCTTGTGCTGGTTGAACACGAGGATCTCGATCGGCGACCTGGTCAGGAAGTGGATCGTCTTGAAGTTGCCCAAGAGGGCCTTGCCGATCGGGACGGCGTTGCAGCCGATGCGCGGCACCGCCCACGCCGTCGCCGGGGAGACCCCGAACGGGCCGCCGCCGAGGTAGCGGCCCTCGCCGTCCTTGAGGAGGTCCCAGGCCTCGTCATCGGCAGGATTCAGCAACACGGCCTGCACGCTCGCGCCGACGTTGCGGAGCTTCGTGATCGTCTTCCGGATCGTGGTGGGCATGTCGGTGGCGAAGGCCTGCTGCTGCACGCCGGTGATGTTGAACAGGCCCTTGGGCTCGATGCCGACGCCGGTGCCGTTGAGGAGCTTGTCCTGGATCCGGTCGTGCAGGTTCGCGGTCAGGTTCGAGTCGATCAGCGCCTTGATCGCGCCATCGTCCTCGAGTTCCTGGTTCGTGACCTCCATGCCGTCGGCGTAGTCGGCGACCTTGGCCTCGGCCGGGGCGAACGTCAGCGTCGAGAGCGGCTTGACGCCTCCGGTGGTGCCGGTGCCGGCGTTGTCCTTCGCCTCAGCGACGATCGCGGCGTTGTTCGTCACGGCGATCAGCTGCCGGTAGGGCAGGTAGCTCTTGCCGGTGGTGCCGGTGGTGATGAGGTCCATCAAGGTGCGCGGCGGCCGGTACGTGAGGTCGTCGGTCCACTCGGGCAGCACGCCCTCGACGCCGGTCGCCTCGCGGTTGATCGTGGCGGCCATCCGGATGCTGATCGGGGTGCCGTCCGCGATGCCGTGGGGGTGCTGCGACTGGAAGTCGCGGTACCCGGCCGACGCGACGAAGCGTTCGCCGAGGGTGCGGCCGGTCGGCCGGTCGGTGGGCTGCTCGGGCTCGTGGACCTCCACGGTGGGGATCTGGGCGAGCGCGGCGTTCGCGGCGTCCTGCTGCGCGAGGAGCGCGGTAAGGCGCTTGTGTTCCTCGGCGATCTCGATGGCGCGCTGCGCGCCCGCCTCGTCGAGGCCGCCTGCGGCGGCTGCCTTGGCGACAAGCTCGTCGCGCTCCTGGAGGAGCTTGGCGAGCAGTTCCTTGAGATTCATGCGGTTCTGTCCTTTCAGGTCAGAGGCTGGTCAGCAGCGCGAGGGCGCCCTGCTGGTGGTGGTTGGGCCCGGCCGGTTGGTCGGGCTCGGGGTCGGGCTGCGCCTGGGCGGGCAGCGGGGGTCGGATCTCCGCCTCGGGCGGGGATGGGGCTCTGCGGGCCTTCACGCGCCGGAACTGGGCGTGGGCGACCGCGGGTAGGGACTCGTCCCACTCGTCGGCAAGACCGGCCGCCACGGCCTCCGCGGCGGTGTACCAGGTCTCGGCGCGCATCGTGGCGCGCCACTGCTCGCGGTCGCCGCCGGCGCGGCGGGCGTAGGCGTCGGCGTAGGAGTCCGACAGCTTGTCGAGGATCTCCGCGGACTCCCGCATCGTGTCGGCGTCGCCCCAGGCGAACCCGGAGGCGTCGTGGATCATCATCATCGACGACGGCGCCATCGTGATGTGGTCGCCGGCCATCGCGATCAGCGACGCGGCCGACGCGGCCAGGCCCTCGACGACGACGTCGACGCGAGCTTGGTGTCGGCGCAGGACGTTGGCGATCGCGACACCGTCCCAGGCATCGCCGCCCGGCGAGTTGAGGTGGAGCGTGATCCGGCCGACGTCCAGGTCGGCGACCTGCTCGGCGAACTCGCGGGCGGTGGTGCCCCAGTAACCGATCTCGTCGAAGATGTAGACGTCGGCCTCGCCGGCGGTCTCCCCATCGGGGAGGCGTGCTTCGATCCGGCACCAGTCCGGCCGGATCTGGACCGTGGCGTCTCGCAGATGCGTGGGCACTAGATGGGCCCCCTTTCATGTTCGGTGATCTCGCCGAAGCTCTGGACGGGGCCGTTGGCGCCGGCGCGGTTCTGTGACCCGGAGTCGGTCGGCGATGCCTGCCCGCCCTCCAGGACGTTGAGCGGGACGATCAGCTCGTCGGTGCCCTCGAGGTGCGGCAGGTTCAGCCGCGCCCGGGCCTCGGCACGAGTCATGATCGGGCCGCCCGTCATGGTCTGCAGGACCTGGGCCTGCTCGATCAGCGATCCGTTGATGGCCGCCTCCCGTGACAGCTCGAGGTAGAGACCGGGCCGGCCCGGGTCAAGCGTGTTGGCGACGCGGGCAACGGCCTGCTCGAGGCGCGTGATCTTCGGCCCTAGCGTCGGGCCGAACAGCATCGACCGCAGCGCCGCCATGTTCGAGAAGTTCCCTGGGCGGATGCCAAGAAGTTCGGGCGGGATGCCGTAGGCGCCCGCGACCTCGGTATCGGTCCATTGCCGGCCCTCGATGTCCCGGGCGTCGCGGGGGTTCAGCTGGGGCGCGGCCTGGTACTCCAGCCCGTCTTCGAGGATCGGGGTACCCCGCCGGCCCTCCTGCCACGCCTTCCAGGAGATCTCGAACCGCTCGCGCGTCTTCGTGTCCCTGAAGGTCTTCGGGTGCTTCAGTAGCCCGCCGAACCGTGGGGCGGTGTCCCACTGGCGCTTGCGCCACTTCACCGATTCGCGGGCCTCGTCGAGGATCTCGGCGAGCGTGATCAGCGGCGAGATGCCGCCGGCGGCGATGTCGGACCAGCCCCAGTCGATGATCAGCGGGGCCTCGGTGAGGTCGATGTCCGGCCGGTCGGGCGGGGTCAGCAACAACACCTTGACGGGTCGGCCGATCGCGTCGGACTTGATGGTCCAGAGCCGTGGGGGGAGCCGGATGATCTGGTCGCCGTCGACGATCGCGGCGTAGCGGTCCCACAGCATCCAGTCGATGACCATGGCCTCGAGGAACGCGGCCCCACCGATCAGCGGTGCGGGGTGGCGGAGCAGCTGCTCCGCGCGGGAGCCCTGGACGCGCTGCCGGTCGGTGTCGGAGACTCGCTCGAACGCGTGCCAGGGCAGCTGGGAGATCTGCTCGGCGATGAACCCGACGACCTTCCGGAGGCTGGGCTGCGCCCGCCACAGCCGCAGCGGGTCCCGCTCGGCCGGCGCCCACTGCTCGATCGGGATCGGGGCATCTGGGCTCTTCCACACGCTGCCCCCAGCGCGCTGCAGGGTGAGCCCCATCAGAGGACCTGCACCAGCATGATCCGGGCCTTCGGCACGATCATCACGCCGGGAACGTCGTCGACGGTGCTGTCGTCGATCGTTTCCGCGTCGAGGATCCGCAGGCAGCCGCGGGCCCAGGGCCAGCCGAGCCGCCCTCGGATCGCGGAGCCGTCGACGAGGTTCAGCACGATCTTGTGGCCGGTGTAGAGCAGCATCTTGGGGGTTCTCCCTTGTTCAGACGACCAGGAGGCCGTGGTGTTCGTCATAGGCGGACTCCTCGACGGCGGTGCCGATCGCCTCGGACATCGCGTTGCACAGCGCGGAGACGCCGTCGATCTTGTCCGCCGAGCTGGCCTTGTCGGGCTTCACGTTCCCGGCCGGATCCATCGCCACCGCGAGGTTGTCGACGCACCACTCCATGACCGGGTTCCCGTCGTGCCGCAACTCCTTGCGGAGCATCCGCCGCAGCACCTCTTTCAGCGCCGGCGACATGGTCTGGAAGCCTTGCCGGACCTTCATCAGCGGGAAGCCTTCGGCCTGGAGGTCGTTGGACAGCTGGGTCGCGTTCCACATGTCGAGCCCGATGCTCTGCACCTCGAGGTGCTCGGAGTCCTCGGTGATCGTCTGCTTGATCCAGTCGTAGTCGGTGACGTCGCCGGGGGTGATCGTGAGCCAGCCCTTCGGCACCCAGATCTTCGACGCGTTGTCCGACGTCCGCCGATCCAAGCCAGGGAGGGCACCCTCCGGTGCCCAGAATCGCCACGTGGCGTCGAAGCCGCCGTTCTCGTCGTCGGGCAGCAGCCAGCACAGGGCGGTGAGGTCGGAGACGGCGCCGAGGTCGAGCCCGCCGAACGCTCGCCGACCGGCGAGCTGCTCCGGCTTCAGCGGCCACCGGCCGCGCCGGTTCCCCTGCCATTTCTTGAGGTCCAGGTAGGCCGTTGTCTGCCGTGTCGGCTGCCCGGCGTGCAGGCGCTTGAAGAGCGCGAGCTCTGCCGGTGACGTCCGTGCCCGGGCGGCGGCCGACACGAGGAAGTCGTGGGTCGGGCTGGTCGGGTATCCGGGGTTCGCGATCGGCCAGTTCTTCGGGTTCAGCGGGTTCGCTCGAGGAGGGAGGCCCCAGATCACGCCGTAGGTCGTCGGGTCCTTCAGGGTGCCCTTCGCCAGCTGCGCGACCAGGCGGCGCTTGATGGCGTAGATCGTGTTCGGCTTGCCGTCGCCGGCGGTGGTGATCATGATCACGAGCGGCTGCTCGCGGGAGCCGGTGCCGGTCTCGAGCGCGTCGACCAGGTCGCGGGTCTTATGGACGTGGATCTCGTCGATGATCGCGCCGTGGATGTTCGCGCCGTGCTGCGTGTCGCCGACCGAGGAGATGACCTTGAACTCGGAGCCGGAGACCGGGTGGAGGATCTTGCCCGTCAGCGGCCGGAACCGGCCGCGCAGATCCGGCGACTTCTGGACCAGCTCCTTGACGGGCCCGAACACGAAGCTGGCCTGGTCCCTCGACGCGGCGGCGGCCACGACTTCGGCGCCGGGCTCGCCGTCGGCGCCGCACAAGTACAGGCCGAGGCCGCCCGAGATCGTCGACTTCCCGTTCTTACGCGGCACCTCGACAAACGCCGTGCGGGTGACCCGCACCCAGGTCCCGTTGTCGGTGGGACGGACCCAACCGAAGATCGGCGCGATGATGTAGGCAACCTGCCACGCGTCGGGGTTCAGCGGGAGCCCGGCGAGCCGGCCCTTCGTGTGCCGCATGTGCCGCAGCGCGTTGATGGTGGCGTCGACGGCCTCCGCGCTGAACGCGGCATCCGGATGGGAGGACCCGTCGGGGGTCTTCTCCAGCGGCGGATGGGCGGGGAGGTCCCAGCCCCGCGACAGGAGGTACCAGGCGATCTCGGGCGCGAGCTTCAGCCGACGAAGTTCCTTCGCGTCCGGCAGCACAACCCCGTCGTCAGAAGGGGTTGTTTCCTCCTGCTCCTGCACTGGTGTCGACACCTGCTACCTCCCCAGCGAGCGCCTTCTCCGCCGCTGGGGTGAACCCGAACTCCGCGGCCCAGGCCCTGAACTCACGGCTCGCGCGCTCCTCGATCCCGATCCACGGCGCCGCGACGGTGCCCTGGGAGTTCTTCGCGAGCAGCGCGTGGGCCTGGCGGAACCGGACGGCTTCCTTCCATCGGGCGTAGTTCTCGCACGCCACCTGCAGGGCCGGCCCGTCGAGCGGCTTCAGCAGCCCGATGGTGCTCATCTGATCAACGACCAGGTCCCACAGGGCGGCCGCGTCCGGTGACAGGTCGTCTGGTTTCGCCGGCGCCGAGCGCTTGAAGTTCGGGCCTTGCTCGATCGGCCGGCCGCCGGAGTCGGTGGGGATCCCGTCCTTCCGGACGCCGCGGCCGCCGACGATGCGCAGCTGCGCGGGCGCGGCTTTCCGTTTCGAGCTAGCCGGGACCGCCACTATGCCGCCTCGAGGAAGTCGCACGGCACGCCGTCGCGCAGCGGGAGCTGGCCGGTGTGGCGTTGCCAGCGGCCGCAGATCACGTCAACGTAGCGCGGCGCGAGTTCGACGACCGCGGCGGTGGCGCCGTGGATCTCGCACGCCATCAGCGTGGAGCCCGACCCGCCGAACGGGTCGAGGACGAGCCAGCCCGGTCGGACGGAGCAGGCCAGCATCTCGAGGATCAGCTGGACCGGCTTCATCGTCGGGTGCTCGT